GAAGGGTGGTTTCTTAGGACTAGCAAACAATACAACTCAGATTGTTGAGGAGTATGTCATGGATGGTAAGACCAATCAGGGCGGACCTGTCTCTAACAAGAGATCATGGCAAGATCCATCTACCTTACAAAAAAGTGAAAGTGGCACTGGAGCGTATGCTAAAACTGTTGCATGTATTGAAGCAGTCGGTGGTGGTAAACAAACAGGAAGACTTGTAGGCACTAGTGTTGGTGCTGCTGCTGCTCCTGCTGTAAGTGGTATACCATTCGTAGGATGGTTAGCTGCTGGATGGGTAGCAATGTTTGGTGGCAATCAAGGTGCTGAACTAGGTGGTAATATGGTCTCTGAACTCAATGAGAATTGTGAAGAAGAGATTAAATGATTAAATAATAGCTCCAGACATAAATACTAGTGCTTGGTTTACCTTTATGTGCAAGGGTAGACACATTACAATGGACTGGGATCTGGAGTTATCCAATTTTAATAACGAAAATATGATTATTGTTTACGAACAAGAAATGCGAAAGTTAGAGATTGAAAACAATTCTCTAAAAACTGAGTTGAAGAGATTAAAATCTTTGCTAAAATATAACGAGACACCTACAACCGATGAGATACGTATTCAGTCAGCAGGAAACTGATCTCCTGATAAACATATGTAATATACATATGAAGAATTACTGTAGCAATGACTTCTCAATGCAGAATCTACTTCACAAACTTGAAGGTTATAGATCTGAAATTGATTGTCCTGATTGCAAGTGTAAGTGATGGCTTTTGTTAATGAAGTAGAGCACTTAATTAAAGGTGCGGTAGAAAAATTACCAGACTTAGAGTACAAGCATCCTGGTTACCCAGAAATTTTTCATAATGATGTCCACATAGTAAATGAGATGTGGAAGTGTCCTCAACTACGTAAGATACACATAGAGACAGGTGAGACTAAGCACTTAGAAGTACTACATTGTGTCCTATATCCTTATCCAGAGTATAATTTACCTATATTTGGGTGTGATATTGTAGACAATGGTAAGATTATTACTGCTGCTATAGCAGATGTATCTCCAGTAACAGGTACTAGAAAGATTTACGACAAACTTAAGATCGTTAGTGCACAATATAATGACTTTGATGATCGTAAGTTACCAGCATGGGCAGATATATTCTCACCTTATTGTAAGTTCATGCGTCTCCATACTCTAGAAGAGAGAGATAATTATAAGGAACTTCTATTGGAATGGCTTTTAATTTATTTGGATGAAGTCAAGTCAGCAGTTGAAGAACCAGAGTTAAGAGACCAACGTCAGGCAGATCAGGTTTACTATTGTAAGAAACAAAAGATGAATCGTAAGACCGAAGGTGTGCTTTCCCAGTGGTTTGATAAAGAATGGGCACATGCGTATATAGATAATATACTGTTTGATGAACCCAATGAATTACAAAGAGTCGGGAGTGGATATTGATAGAGGCAATGCTTTTGTTGAAGAACTAAAAAAGAAAGCACCTAGTATAGGTGGATTTGGTGGTATGTTTCAGGTTCCTCGTGGTTATGAGGAACCTGTTTTAGTATCTGGTACTGATGGAGTTGGTACTAAGATCAATATGTGTGCTATAAGTGGAGACTATAAAACTATAGGTATTGATCTTGTCGCCATGTGTGTCAATGATATCATTACTTCTGGTGCTAGACCTTTATACTTCTTAGATTATATTTCATGTAAGAGTATTACTCCTGTAATAGCTGAGATAACAGATGGTATTATTAAAGGATGTGATATAGCAGGTGTAGATCTTATTGGTGGTGAGACTGCTGAACATCCTAGAGCAAAAGATATTGATCTAGCAGGATTTTCTACTGGTATTGTAGAGAAAAGTGAGATAGTCAATGGATCACTAATTAAACCAGGTGATAAGGTAATCGGTGTAGAGAGTAGTGGGTTTCATGCTAATGGATATAGTTTAATCAATGATCTATTATGGAGACAGAAGATATACTTTAAAGATATGCCTGAAAAATTAATGGAACCAACTAGAATCTATACTTCTATGGTTGATGAGTTAATGGATGAGGTGCCTATACTTGGTATGTCACATATTACAGGTGGTGGTATTACAGAGAATCTACCACGTTGTTTACCTCAAGGTATGAAAGTGATGATAGACTGGAACTCATGGCCAGTACCATCACCATTTCTTCATATATGTAATGCAGGTGAGGTACCTCTAGAAGATATGTGGAGAACATTCAACATGGGTATTGGGTATTGTTTGGTAGTTCCTCCAGAAGTAGTTGATGATACTAAGGCACAAATTAAAGACTCCTATGGTTGGGAATCATGGGTGATAGGAGAAGCATATATAGGTTAGAATGTAAACATTAACATGCAGAAAATTGTCAACATCCTTGCTATTGCGTCTACTGTTGTATCTGCTTCCGTTGTCGGTGGTGGGTTATATGTATATCTCAATCGCGCATCCATCCTTGATGGAGTTAAATCACAAGTTATGGAGGCTGTCACTGGAGCACTTCCAGGAATGGTGGACACTGCTCTCCCAGAAATTCCTAGCATGCCATCCTCTACAGGTGACGTAATGCCAATGCCAACACCAGATATGAATCCTAACGTCGGATTAAGATAGTGTCTGATATACCCCTTATTAAAGTTAATCCTACAGGGGTACATGGTATAGGTGTAAACCAGATAGGTATTGGTACTCTTCGTGTAGGTAGTATTAACAATCCTTTACCACAATCATGGTTGATACAACCTAGTCAGGCAATCTCCCCAACGGTTCCAGTAACAAATGTTATTGGTAAACCAATTGTTGACATGCCAGGATGTGTAGAAGCACATACAGAAGATGATGGTAAAGCAAACACTCTTGGTGAGAATGACCCAAAAGGAGTACGAACTTACTGCGATGCAGGTACTCCAAGTTTTAATCCTATGGATTTTGAACCTGAGCAATTAATAATTCAGAGAGAACAAGAAGTTCCTGTTATAGAACCACCGCCTGAACCTGATGTGGAAGCACCTGAAGCACCAACTAATATACCAAACACAAACCAAAAAGAAGATCCACCCTGTCCACCACCTAATGCCCAAAGGATAGGTGACGTGGCTCAGAGTGGAACTGAGAAGGTATCAGGATTTGAATTACAACCTGATCCTAATAACAAAGACTTAAAAATCTGTGTGACATTATATGAGGAACTCACTGTAGTAGAACAATATTTACCAACAGCAGCGACAGTAACGACTACTGCGGGAATTGCGGTAGCTGCAACGACTTCTGCCCTCCTAGCAAAACCGCTTGCGGACATCCTCCTTCGCATTGTGAAACCTGCTGTGAAGAAGTTGATAACGAAGTTCCAGGTAATGATGGGGAAGACTCCTCGGAAACCGTCCCGATCTGAAATTCAAGCAGACCAGTACCGTTTGAAGAAAGGTCTGGCTCCTCTAAAGTTGATGAAGAAGAATCTGAAGAAGAAGGCTCGCCAATAGAAAATACTCCTAGATCTTCAGCACCACCACTAGGTCTAGTTAAAGAACCTTGAGGTATAATATGTTGATGCTGACCTACCACACCAGGTGGGTTTACCAATACTACATCAGCACATACTGCATAGTAAGGTGATTTTTTGTGGAACATAATTCCAGCTTTCATGAGCTCACCACAATTTTTTAATCTCGCGATTTCAAAGTCTAATCTTTTATTAGATACTGCTTGATTCATCAATGCAATGTTAGCATTAGCAGCATCTTTACACATACCTTGTAATTGTTTGTCTAGTGGCCACGATATAGTTGCTGATATCCCTGCGTTATAACTATGGTTATCCTTTTGACCAGTTCTAGTAGGAACATAGTATTCAATTTCACCTGGATTATCTACATAACCATCATCATCACCATCATATGTCGTGTAGACTGGATCTTGATAAACTGATTCAAATGGTAACTGCCATGCTTGGGTTCTGGTGAGGTATGGAGTGATGTTGAGGGTAGGACCTTGACATTGAATTCCATTACCATACGTATTAGTGACGTAAGGACCTTGTAAAACTTGTATTGCCTGGTTGGTTACTGAGCCTGAAGAGTTGGCGATTGGATTTGCAGTAGCACTAACTCCACCTACGTCTGTCGCATGTACAGGGGCTGCTATTACACTTGTTGCAAGTACTAGACATAATTTCTTTATTGACTGAAAATTGATGTTGTGTCTGTGACGCTTGTTATTGTACTGGTGCGTTGTATTATTGTTTGATTCTGAAGCCCAGGTCCGAGATATGTTTCGGTCATTTGAAATGCTGCCCCTGCCTCTTTGATCGTCCAGTTTGGTTTGTTGCTTACGTCTAAACCTGTCCATGTTGAAGTCACTCCGTCAATTGTATTGGTTGATGTTTCAGTGCCAGGAGATATTGAGGCACCATCATGTTCTAAATTTACGCCAGAAACGCTGTACTGCCAGCCAGTAGCGTAGTCCATTGAATTTATGGTCTCGGTCACTGTAGAAGTCGTTTCTGTGTGGCTCGTCATAGATCCTTGGGTAAAATTTGGGACCACTGGGACTGCTATTGCAGGTGCAACACCTACACTTGCAAAGACCACAGTTGTCGCAAATTTCAGAATCCTTTTCATCTTCAACCACTACTAACGTACGGTTATCTCAGATACGAA